TGCTTCCTGCGTATGGTGCGGCTTGTTGCGCTTGTCCCATCGAAGCGTATCCCCCACCGCCCATTCCTCCTTGAACTCCATTAAGTTGTCCAAGCGCACTGCTATATCCACTCAACGCGCCAGAAGTAGCTTGTCCAATGTCAGAAACACCTTGACCGACTGCTTGCTGTGCAGCATAACTTGCGGCAATGTTTTCTTTATTCGCTCCGTAGATTTGCGTAGCCAATCCAGATTGTGCATTGAAGATGTTGTTATACATATCACCCGTCATTCTGGCTTTTTGTAATCCAACTTCTGCTCCTGCCGTTCCATATCCAAGTTGTAGTCTGCCTACGTCCAGTGGATTTGCAATATTAACATCTGCTGTAAATGCCCGTGATAATTGCTGCCAGCTTAGTGCGGCATTACTAACTGATGGCATTAATTGAAATGCTTGATTTTGCACATCAAGAGTTGTTTGCCCAAGCTGTCTTGCCGCCAATCCTTGTGCTGCTTGGAATCCTCCAGCCCTTCCTGCTGTTGCTGGATTAAATCCTGCACCTGCAAATTGAGCAACATCACGCAATGTTTTTTGAGTTACATCTTGCCCGTATTGACCACCCAATCTTTCACCAAGAATGCCCATTGCTTGGTTTGTTAACTGCAATTGTGCTGCTCGTTGATCTGCTGCTCCGGGTAAAAATTGTTCAAGTTGCTGCCGATAGTAATCTGAAACACTCTGACCTTGTTGGATGTTAGATTGAGTAATTTGACCAGCATCAGCAATCATTGATCCAAGATTATATTGAGGTGCTTTCACGCCCTTAATCATCTTGCCAACTTTTTTCTGACCCTTTTCATATCCAGCCACCGCTTCTCTTTGTTGTTTTTTAAATGCTCCTGCTGCCGCGCCTTGACCTTTCTTTGCCCTATCTGCTGCCGACATGGAGATAGCCGCTGATCCCGCTGCCGCACCTACCGCTACCACACCAGCAGCAATAGCGAATCCGCTGCTATGAAACATCTGTGAATGTTTATCGTTGCCTAATGGGTCTGGTAAAAGAAATCTCATTTGATTAAATCAGTTCGGTTATGCCGCCACTTTTGCACTCTTGGGTCTTCCTTGGCGATGTGAGGATTAAAGTCTCTTGAAGTGATGCTGTCAATAATTTCGTCTGGATCAGTTAAATCAGTGACATGGCAAGTAGTCCAAATTGTATCTTTGTGAGTAGCAAGCAAACGCCTCGTTCCTGCTTCTGTAATGCCACTGTAGCCCGTTTTATATCGGTGGGCAGGGATTCCATGATACCAGACAGTCACATCGCCTTTCATAACGAAAAACGGATGAGTAGTAAGATGGAGCAAACTTGTTAAAATTGTATCCTTCGGCATATAGATTTCCCGAATATACATTCCCGGCGTGAACCTATGAATCAACGGACATTCCCGTGGAGGTAGCTTTAGAATCTCCAAGTCCATCAAGTTTAACTCATAGTCTGGATCACCATACCCAACTACCTTTCTTGCGTCGATCTTGTCTGGAATCGTCAGTGTCATCGATTAAGAAAGTAATCGTTGGGTGAAGGTGAAAGTAGATCAGACCCGATTAGGTTATCTGCCCTGCTATAGTTAGCGAAGCGAATTGGAGCAGCGGTAGGAATTTCTGCGTTTGACATTTCTTTCTCTTGCTCTTGCACAGCAAGTGATAGGTTACTCAAGAACTCCTGCGCTTTACGATTCTCACGCGAGTTTAATGCCAATACAGCATAGATCATCGCGTCAGGAATGAACTCAATCAATTCCTTTGGGTCGGTTAGGTCGAAGTATTTTTTCGATGCGTAGAGTGTAATGCACTCGCAAGTTTTGGGTGCTTTGAATCTACGAAATGTAGGGTTAGCATCATTCGGTTGATAGATTGCTATCAGCGTCTTTGCTTCCAATGCCGTATCGTAGGCATACACCCGAATCCTACCTTTGGTAACTGGCTTGGTTACTCCCCGAATCCCCTTTACAAGAAGATCGGACTTAGCCAGCGTTGGAGGATTGGCAGTAGCCACCTTGACCTTATGGTAGGTGTCATACTGGTCTTGCGCTTCAAACATCAACTCTACACCGATGTCTTCAGCTTCCTCTGCCATTACTCCAATTTGGTATGGATGCGTAGTATAATCTCGGAAGAGAACGTGAAGTCCACCTACCTCTACGATTCCTCTATGGCATGAATGATCCGCTTGTAGAGCAAAAGCATTTGTAGCATTAAACCATTCGTCTGCGAGAGACGCTGATTCATTCCCGATCCAAGCAAGTTTGATTTGCTCATAACGGGCTGGAAGCGTGAAGCAATCGTTCACGCAACAAATTTGGACGTATTCTTCTTGCGAAGTCCAAGCCCTTTTATTCCACAATAATCTCCTCGCTTGGTTTACAGCTTTGACTCCGCGCTCATACGAACACGTTCCACTGTCTCCGACGAAACCCTTAACGAGTTCCACCATCTCTTCGAGGGTATCAGCCATAGGGATTATCGTTACCGATAATTATTTTCCGCCAACGGGCTTGCCAGATTTTGGAAGCGGTGCGCTGGAGTATGGGCTTGGTGTCTTAGAACCAAGATTTGGTTTGTTGCCCATGGTTTCACGGATCATGCCGCGAGTTGGTGCGCCGCCAGAGACGAGTTTAGGGTCGGTTCCTTTTAGTGGTGTCATAATTTTATTGTGGTTGCTTGGTTATACAGAATAGATCGCAACCCAATCTATCTGCGTGATTTCAGAAATGTTGTTTTCGACTATTATCGAAAATCCATTCGTTACTTTTGTTCCCTGCAATATTCCAATTGTTGGGTGTCCCGAGCTTCCAACAGTCCCACTGACATGAGGGGTCAGTCCAATGACGTAGCTATTTGTAGGCAATGCAGGGAAGTTGATTGGGATAATTGAATCTCCAGTAACTACTCCAGTAACTGTTCCTTGGCGAATAACTACAACTGGGATTGCATTTACCTGCGTAGTAAGGTTGGTGATGTTTGTTGCGTTCGCTGAAATCTGAGTTTGTTGGTCAGCAAGGTCTTCGTTGATTTGAGTAATTTGCTGTGGAGTAACATCGCCAAGACCCGGAACAAGAATAGTTCCGTTAGATAGAACTTCATCAATGAATACTTGGAATACATTCTGCCAGTTACCAGATGGACAGAAATCATCTGGAACATTTGGAAAAGTAATTGCAGGGCTGGAGTCGTTATTGTCCATAACTTAATTTACAATATTGTATTCCCAATATTTCTCTTGGCAACACAAAAATGGTTCACACTCTTGATTTTCTTCTGGGCAGTCACCTACTGGAGAGTCATCGTTGTTCTTGATGTTTGCCATCAGTCTTACTCGGTCAACTGTAGCTGCACCAGTTAGGTTTACTTTGATCTGGAATTCTGATCCCTCTACTGATGGAATGCCTGCCAAGTCATTGCATTCACTTGGGTCAGGAGTATTAAACTTGTAGCGTTTGTAGCGATTACCGCCCAGTTGTGGAAGGCATTCGGTTACTACTGGTGAACATGGATTACAACCAAATGTTGTAGGAACTTTCAGTTGTGACCAACATGGATTAGAGTCTGCGCGGAAATCGACATAGCTATCTACTTCACCCTTAATCTCACTCATCCACATCTCTCCACCAGTAATCTTTTTGCGGAGGAACTTGTTCGTTGCCCCGCTTCGGTTGAAGTCATACCTACCAGTAGTGAAGAAGGAATCAATCTGCCTTGTTCCATTAGGCCCATAATCGTCGCCTTGGGATATTGTGAATTCGTAAAGTCGGTTTTTATTGTCTGCATCAAACGAGAATCCAAATCCTCTTTTTTCGCCTTGTATCAATGCAGTTAATAGTTGAGTTGGTCTGATGCCCGTCCAGATTCCATTCCAGCGGAATTGAAGCTGTGCGTCTGGTGATGGTGAGGAAGATTGGTCAAGGTCAAGAACAACCATTCCACGATGATACCTATTCAGTCCCTCTACCCCTGCTGCTCGGTAAGTTTGTGGTGCTACTGTGCTGATAAGGTAGTTGTTAAAAAACATCGTAGAAGCAAACTGCTTCATCCAAGGTGTATCGTTCTCTACCCACTTGTTCACTTCCCTCGATAGTTTACGAAGTGAGAAGTATCTGGCAAATTCAGATTGACTGTTTGAATAAAATGCCCAACCATCGTGTGACCTAAACCAAAGCTCCGAGTTTGCCAATCCCAAGTATGGGCTTGTGCATCCCCGTCCAAGTAGGGAGATACGTTGAATATTTGATGTGTTCCATTGTGATCTTGGAAGAGATACATCCATTGAAAACGCTCCTCCACCAGTAAGAACAACAAGTTCACCTTGCCCACGAAGGTTAGACCCAATCTGTGGCATTACTTTCATGCCAGTGATATTCCCCATCATTGCTGGAGTAGAGAATGCGCCACCTTCTGCCCAGTATCCTATCTCTGTAAAGTTCTCTGTATTCTTGGTATCAGTAAACCCACTTCCGTAGATAATATCAGATGCGTAGATTTGATTCAACCTATCAGAAACAAAGACTCGCCCAAAAGCATATTCCATTACAGTCCCAATTGGCATCTTGGCGAGGTATGGATTCAGTCGGTAGGCTGGAAGTTTGACTGTTCCTGTCCCCGTTCCCCTTTGAGTGTCTGTAATAACTGCTGTGAACTTAACTCCAATCGTATTGGATGGCGCACCAATCAACATGAAGTTGGTAGTGCCAACCGAAACGATTTCGCAGTAGTCTTGGTTTTGTATTTCACTTGCTGTCAGAGTTCCTAATACTCCATCCCATGCTATCGCATTTTGGTATCCGTTTTGGATATACGCCCGATCTTCAGCTTGCACGAAGAATGTGTGCATCATGCCGGGATCGTTACCTTCAATAAGTTTGTAGGCAAATGCACGATTGTTTACCATCTTTAGGAAGTAGATGATCCCCGATACCGACATTAAAAGTCCATCGCTCGTTCTATAGTTAGTCGCCCGATATGGATACGCACCTTGAAAACTACCACCAAGAATATCGTTAACGATAGTCTCGGCTTCTCCATCTCCAGCGATAATCGGGATGTTCCGAATGCTTGGTCT